TTCCTTGTTCTTGCCTCTGTAATGACTTGGAATACCAGCCTTGTGACTAGGACCAGTTGCATCAACTTTACCAAGCTGATTGTCTGCCTTGTAAGCATATGAACCAAGTGTCTTTCTTGATAGCTCATCTACCTGCTCGTAGTTTTCTTCAATGTACTTTTCGGTTAGCTCAGGGAAATTTTCCATGACATAATCAAGAAAGTGTTCTACATCAAAATCAATGTCCATTTCGGTATCATTTACCTGCTCAGCGGATTCATTGATAGGAACAATTGGTCTACGACCATTTGGTGTTAGAATATATGTCATGCTTATACCTTTCTTGTTATCCGTTGTAACGTGTTATTCTTCCATCCTCATGGATTAGGAATGCTTCAAAATTAATCTTTGGAAACTCGGTATGCAGTTCAATGAACTTATCAAGGTTGGCCTTAGCGTCATCAAACATTCTAGCTACCTGATACTTACCAGCTTTTAGTTGGTCACGAACAATTTGCTTTTTGGCTTCTGCACCTGGGGCTTTAATATTGCCTGCGCGATACACATGCACCTGCGTGATATCAAAGCCATACTTTTTAAACGTATCAAGGAACAGCTTCTTATCGTCTAGATCCGCGCGAGCGGTACAGATGATAATGCGCTTGTTAGGATGCGCACGGAATCTGCTAATCATTTTCTTAGCCGTCTTGAATACAGTCTCAATTGGCTTTGCGGTATCAGCGAACACCTTAGATGATCGGAATTGAGCGAAGTCAAATTCCTCACCGTCTTTTAGCTTGTACACATTGAACTCGGCTGGTGTTAATTTCTCAACAACCTTGCCATCTTTTCTGACGAGGACTTGTGTCGTGGTGCTGAATAGCGTGTCGTCAATGTCAAACACCGACAGACTACCAGAAACATCCTCAGCTATGAACTCGCGGAATTTTAGCATCGTACCCTATTTATAATAAAACGAAAAAGGGGAAAGCGTTATTGCTTCCCCCTGACTAACATAATAAAAGGCACCTCCTTGTATGCTAGCCCAATTTTCTGTAGCCCAGCAACTTGTTTGCTGGGTAGTAAGCTACGCTAACCTCTTTGTTCTGGTTACCACCAAGAACCTTGATGTATCTAACACCATCAACAGTTTCCTCACCGACATAGAACCCAACATGGCCTGCTGAGCTATTCTTGCCTCGTGAAAACACCGCAATATCACCTTCTCTTGGATATGTAGTAGGAATTCCGTACCCTAAAAAGCTGCGAGCTAATAGAGAACCTGTGCCCTGGTATCCAGCCTTATTTAATACCGCATTTGCGAAAGCTGCACACCATGGAATACGAACTGGATCAACCTTCATATCATTACCAGCTGATAGTAGCTTGGTAAGATCGGAACGGTCGTTTCTTACATTTAGCCCTTCCCACTCTCTCGCAATCCGCACTGGTTCTGGTGCAAACACAGGGCGTGGATTTTCACGGCGCATAGGTTGTTCTGGATGCGACTGAGATACATTGGTGTTACCCTTAGGAAGCTCGGTATTCAAATCAATAACAGCCATTACCGGTTTAGCTTTAGGCTTCTTATGCTCTACCGGTGGCGCATCTAGCTTTTGCCAACCAGCAAAAAACTGTGATGCTTCGGCTCTCTCCCTATCCTGTCTGAAGAAATTTGCAGGCGTGTCGTCATCATATGTAGACGCAACAATAGCAGCTGCGGCTGGGACTACTCTCTTTGCTTGCAACTGCTTGCAGAATTTTGCAAGATGTGCGTATCTGTCTTGTACGCTTAGGTTACAGTAGCGTTCCGCGGTCTTCGCTGAAACTTTCTTCTTGGGTTCGGCTTCTGCGGTGTTACATAAGAACACCAGCATGAGTACAGCCATGGTTGTTTTTAACATTTTAGTCTCCTATTTAAATCTAGGATCCTTAACTAAATCGTCGTAACCACCAACATGTTCGTCATTGATAAAAATCTGAGGTACTGTACGATAGTCAGGATACTGCTTAACGAAATCTTCACGGGTAATATGTTTGCCAATCTTAAACTCGGTGAACTCAAGATGGCGGTCGTTGAAGAAATCTTTGGCCGCAGCACAATAACTGCACACGTCCTTTGTGAACATCTTAATCTGCATTACTTAATTCTCCAGCCGTCGAATATCTATTTAGAATTTGAAATTACCGAACTTTGACTTTGGTTTGGTACGCTCACGGTCTTCCATACCAAACTTAGAGTTGTCCATTACGGAGTCAGACCGCTTGGTCTTACCACCACGACTATCATCAATCAGATCATCCTGTGCGCTATCCTCAGCGTCAAAGAGACGCATTTTGGTTCTATCAATACCAAGCATAAACCTTTTATTGATAGCTGGATCAGCATAGCGGTTCTTCAATTGCTTTACCATTACCTGCCCACGCTCGTCTGCGTCTTCGGTACGGATAAGAGCAATCATAAAGTCGGCCGTGGCTGGTAAACCAAACGACTCAGATGTATCTTCAAGCCCAGGATCGCTTGAAGTATAGCCAGACCTGGTTGTCTGTGTGGCTGATACGATGGGTAGATTTTTCTCTACCGCAAGGCCACGAAGCTCTTCTGCAATAGCCTTAATGTATGTATAACTATTCACATTTGCACCAGGTTTGATTCGTGCGGACATGCAGATATTCAGGTAATCAATATAGATGATATCTGGCATAAAATTTCGCTTTAGATTTAGCTCATTCAGGAGATGCCTAAAATGTCCCGCGTGTGCGGATGCAGTAGGATATTCCTTGATGATAAGCTTACCAGTTGTCTTCGCACGAAGGCGTTCAATCTTCTTTTCGTACATATCACGCGGTAGCTGCCCAAGGTCTTCTAGTGGCACATTCAGCAGGTTGGCATCAATGCGCTCTGCGATTTTCTCTTCGGCCATTTCCATCGTGATATAGAGAACATTCTTACCAGACGCAAGATTATTTGCTGCGAAGTGGCACATCATCAAAGTTTTACCAGCACCGGTGCCAGCGAGGATGATGTTGAGAGACTTACGAGATAGACCACCACGAGTGATATCGTTCATCAGACCTAGATCAAACGGAATCTTTTCTTCTACGCGATGGTAGAAATCATATCGCTCACCGAAGTCCTCGATGAAATCGTGACCAACATGAGAATCAAAAGATACGCCGAGGGCCTCTGATAGGATCTCAGGGATGCTACTAGACGAGCGGTTCTTATCTTTACCATCAAGAATGGTAATGCTTTCCATGATTGCATTATGGACAGCTTTCTCTTGGCAAAACTTTTCGGTGTTGTCAAGCAACCATTGAATGTCAGTAGGTTCTGGTTCGCTAAGATTAGCAACTACCTCAAGAGCCCGCTTATGCTCTTCTTCTGGCATGTTGGTTGCATTGTCCAACTCAACTGCAAGAGCTTCGCGTGTGGGCCTAGAATTATACTTCATCATAAAATCATGAACGCGCAGGAATACCGCGCGTTCACTACCATTGGTAAAATACTCGTCTTTAAGAAACGGCAGGGTCTTCCGTGCGAAGTCCTCGTTGTGCACCAGATTCTTCAGGATTGTCTGTTCTATTCTCATCGGATCCAATCTTCCCTACACTGTCAGATAAAATATGATAAATGATGGAAGCAATAACATCTTCCATACGGCGCTTCACTTCAGGATCTTCCGGTGTTGAACCTTCAACGATATGATAATTGAAGGTAAGCAATGCACCTTCTTCATCTGGTGCGCCAATCTTTAGGTTCTCATAGTGATATACCAAACCTTCGAACTCACCATCTTGAACATGGATGCATGTGAAATTCTGTACGCTTGGATGATCTAAGTGATTATAGCGTGGTGCAACGGGATTGTCAATAACATTATTCGGCATCGTCATCACCACTATCTTCCATGATAGCACCCATAGCCATCTTGTACTTGCTTTCAATGTACTGAGAGAAATCCGTTTCCTTGAACATTTTTAGCCAAAACTCTTTGTTGTTGACAATATCTCCTGCTCGGAAGTTTGGTGTATGGACTTCTCCAGTTTCCTTATCGACTGTTGCATACCATCCATTCTTAGGCTTAATAATATAACCGCCGTCGAGAGCAACATCAAGGAGGCCTGACCAACGATTAATACCACCTTCGAAAGAGACGGTAATTGGGATCTTGGACTTCTCTTTGACATAGCGCGACTTCTCAACATTGATAACGAAATGGTAACCTTGGATCTCAGTACCGTCCTTGTCTTGCTGACGACCAAGAATCCAAATAGCATCGGATGAATAGTACGAGCCGGTACCACCGCCAACGATATCTTTTGGATATAGACCGATCTCTTTATAGGTATGATTGACGACGATCATAGGCATATCCTTGAGCGTCAAGTGTGGCGTAATCATACGGAACAAAGACTTCAACTGCTTTGCTCTGGACATATCAGCGACCGACTTACCGTCTAGCGCATCGTCCACTTCTTTCTTTGATGCAAGATTACCAATAGAATCAATAACAATCATAACATGTTCGTCGCGAGTAATCTCTTTCATTTGCTGCATGATATCAAACTTTAGTTCCTCGATATCAGTGATCGGTGTATGCACCACACTATCAAACGGAATACCAAATGTTTCAAAATAAGACTGAGGAGTACCAAACTCAGAATCATAAAACAGTACGATACCATCAGGATACTTCTTTAGAAACGATGAAGCCATAAGCAAAGCAAAGCCAGTCTTGAAATGCTTTGATGGACCAGCGAGCATTGTAAGGCCTGGTACAATACCGCCATCAACGCTGCCAGATAGTGCTACGTTAATCATGGGAACAGAAGTAGGAATCATATCCTTCTTCGCGAAGATTTTGCTATCAGCCAATGTGGACGTGAAAGCGATTGTAGAATTTTTGATTAGCTTATCTTTGAGTGACATATTACCTCCATTAATATAAACATCATATCACAAGTTTATTAGATTGTCAACCACAATTATTTTTCTAGCA